ATCAATTTGAGAATCTATATCTTTTAATCTCTTGTTTATTGCTGTTACTGCAACAACTACTACAACGATTCTAATGACTTGAATTGCTATAAATACTGGCATGTTGTTCTCCATATCTTGTGAGGGGAAGAGCAGTCTTATCGACCTACTCTCCAGTTACTTTTCTTAGCTCTTGCATGAGTATTTATTACTAGATTCTTCTTAATCTTGCGTACCATGATTTGGTCAGCAATGAAGTCCAGTACCAGTTGGGCAAGAACTACTACGATAATGCTCATGATAAGTTGAATAATCATATCTATTTCCTTGTGTTGTGATTTAGGTGTTAAGTACTAGGGTCTATCTCTAGACCCTATCTCTTGGTTAGCCGTTGATTCGGGCTACGATCTCAGCCTTTGTTCCTGAGATCTTGAGACCTTTCTCTTTAGCCATTTGCTGTAGATCTTTCTTGGTGTGTTCACTTGCATAGACTGCATATGTTGCTTTTATTGTTGCCTTGAGCATTTGCTCTGCTTTGTGGTCTGCGATTTCGATCTTGACCTGCTTCTTCAGTTGACTGAGAGCCAGGTTGTAGCTCTGTCTCTCAGATCCTGAAGTTAAGTAACTTGATCTTGAGATGTATGCCTTGCTGTTGCCTGAAGCACTTGCTCTTTCTTCGATCTGGCTAGTGAAGTTGGCAATTTCTTGAATTACTTGCTCTTGAGTTTTCATATCTTGTCCTTTTCAGTTGATGTTTCATTTGAAGTTGAACTTGCTTGGTTGCTCTCTTGATCTTAGGTAGTTGACCTAGATGCTTTGCCTTTGACTTGGCAGTGAGGCTTTGGCCCTATTCACTAAAAACAAGAGAGTAGTAAGTTTGTGAGTCATTCTAATTTCCTCACTCAACTTCGGGGGCTGTGCGTCCGTTCTCCTTTCGGTGCCTAAGCTCATGCTCAGACTAGAAGTTCCGCTGTCCGACCTGTTGGTCTTAACTCTCAGGCGGTACCTACTTGCTCTCGCCAAGGCTATTCCTGAGTGTCCAGTTTGTTGAGGCTTTATTCGCCTTTCTTTTTGTGCGGGCTGTTGCCTTTGGTGTTTCCGTCCCGCCTCTCTAACGCACCGTTCACACCATGAGAAAGCGCATGGCAATAGGGAAACGGATTAACCCCAGCGAACAGCCACACCGTGAGTGGGTTAAACGTCCCCTATTGCGTAAAACTTGGGGACAGTACCACCGTCCCCTATGTTGCACATGCGATTTCTTATGGTTTGATTAAGGGGAGTTGAGAGGAGGGACAGGAAACCTAAATGCTACGAGGACAAAAATAAAGTGAATAAAGCCGATGAACTACGGTACTCAGTAATAGCCATAAGTGAGAGCAAGTAGTTACCGGTGAACTAAGACCAACTACTGAGGACAGCAGAACTAGCAGATGAGATATGAGTGATACCGGAAGGAAACGGATGCACTTGACCTAAAAGAGAGTGAGGATATTAGAATTACTCACTTTTCTTTAGATCTATCACTATCAAGAGTACATCTATGATGTGGCATTAGATATTTCTTTGATTGGTACTGATCTTATTGTTTTTATAAGGAATTATATTTATCAATGATCACAATCTATGACTGAATCAATCACTGATTGATGAAGGAATGTGATCATTAATATGATCATTATTAATTGAACTTTCCTTGTTGTACTTAGAGGGCAACCAGTGGTGCGGCTTTGGTATGCATCTTTGGATTACTAGGGGTAGCCACTTTGGTTTACTTCTTTGGTTAGCCTTGGTGTTGAAAAAGGGGGGCTGATCCTGTTTCTGAACTTTGTTTGCTCTTATAAAGAACCCTATGGGGGACATTGTGGTTATCACTTCAGCAAGAGGTACTGGCTTGCATTAAAATTTAATTTTTATTTTAGGGAATCTATTCCGCATTCCTTTGGATCCAACCTTTGGATTGTGTAACAGATATAGGTTGGTTGCTCTTAGGTTACTACTTATTATCGTTGGGTACGGGTTCAGCGTACCCACCACCTACTGATTTGTCAATTCCTCCCCACCGTCCTATAAGTGTAGCATGGGTCTGTTCCATTACGAATATTAGGTAATCTCGCTACTATTGCCGGGAGTATTCGAGTATCTCTCTCCAATACAGCTACATCATAGATATAATCAGCTTTTGCATTTAAATAGACTGAGTATGCTTCCTCTACTGTGGCATACCTACCTAAGCGTATCCGTTCATTAAATCTTTTCATCCTCACACCATAAGGCTTATTTCTCCTTCTTGGTTCATTATCATAATGAACACCCATTGGTAGATCAGATGTTGATCCATGTACTGTTCTGAATAGGTTATTCATTCTCCTGCTAACGAATGCACAGGTATCAGGAGAATAATGTCTATTCCCTGGTATGAGGATATCCTTATCCATCTCATGATCTTCCCAATCTTGTTCTACCATCCATGCTCTGAAGTTACTGTATCGCCTCCAGTCTTCGCATATGGAACAATCCTCGTACCCCTCTACCTTTTCATTAGTTCTTGTCTTTAATCCGTCCCACGTAAAATAGAGTGGACAGAGATAAGTAATCCCATCTATTTCTTCACTCATTTGATAGATGGAATCATTGATATATTTTCTTGGTGTAGTGATTATTTTGTAGACAGGATCTGTCATTTCAATACTCCTGCTGGAATCATCTGTTTATCTAATACTGCACCACAGTTAGTACAGCTCAATAGGTATTTAAATCCTTGAGTATGTAGATTCTTATAGTCAGTAGCCCATGCTACTAGCTTCTCTTTCTTCTCTCCCTTATGTGTACATTGATTAGTCATACCTACCTCCATAGATAGGTATGGCATATACCTATCTCTTATCTAGATTTTATCTATCAATACTTCTTTCTTTGATTTGTTCTTACTTCCCTTTGGTCTACCTACTGAACGAGTACCGGATGCCTTAACAGGTGTTTTACGTACCCTTTCATTTGGTGGTACATAATCAATAATATGGATGGAGTCATATATCTCTTTAAGCATATTGCCTGCTGACATCTTCCTATGTAGTTTCAATCCATACATATCTTCAGCATATCTAATAAGTTCTTCTTTACTCATAAGTAGAATAGATATCTGATTTAACTGATCGTTAGTCGTATCAGTGTTCTCTTCTGGATATGGCATGTAATTAGGATTAATCTGTCCATTACTATTAGTACGAGAAGAACTTAATACTTTGGTTAGAAATGTCATTTAATAAATCCCAGGCATAAAAAAAGAGAGGCCATTATAGCCTCCCTTTTATTAAATCCTTAAATATTAATTAAGGAGTTTGAGGAATAACCCATGTAGAAGGTACGGCACCATTACCATCACCGACTGCATCACCTAATTTAGCATGACCCATTCTCCATACATTATGTAAAGAATCAGATACAAATGGAGCATCATTCATATCAGAAACAAGAACCGTAGCTCTTTGATTCCAACGATCCCGTACCCATTCTCCACCTATTTCAATACCCAGTGAATTAACATCACTAGTGATATCTGCAAGGTCTGCTAGTGCTACTGTTGCTGGCATAATTACTTACCTCTCTTTAATAAAATTTTAAGCGGCTACTACTACATCAAATTCTGCACTATAGGTTGTACCAGCACCATTGGTATATCCATTACGATATGTACCACTGTCAGCAATAACAGCAGGATCAAGAACAAGAGTATTTCCTGTTTCTCCCCCAAGCGGTACAGTATCCAATTCCCATTGTTGAGTATCTTCTCCTACACCAGAAGATACTAAAACAATTGCTGTAACACCATCTGTTCCATTGATAGTAGAACCATCATTTATTACTAAGTCACCACCATCAATAGAATATGCAGTAATGGGTGCAACAGTTGGTGGAATGATAAGACTCAATCCTGCATATAATCCACCAACTAATCTGTCGATCCATAGCTGAGTAATTACAGCTTGTGTAAGTGGCTCACCTGTATATTCCAATTCATTGAGTACAGATGTTAATACTCTATGGAATCTTCCACATAAACCAAATTGATCCGCACCCTGATTAATCAGTGTGTTGGTATAGGTTAGCTCATTGGTTTGTAGTCGTATCTCTGCACTTGCATCGGCATATATTGGAACTGTCATTAATGCTTTAACAGCCAGATAATTTATTAATGCCTGTCCACGATTTACTCTTGTTGCTATGCCACTACGACCAATAATCTGATCGTATAGAAGATTAACAATCTTGTCGGTCTCTGCTGTTTTTTGCCACTGTTCATATCCAAGACCTTGTTCGAGACATATCTCTGCAAAGGATTGGTATGGATCTGGTATTGGCATGATATATCTCCAGGGTTTGGGGTTGGGTTAAGGTAAATCATACTCTTTTTTGGGAGTTGGTTTTGAAACTCTTTTCTTTCGTTTAGGTTTATCTTCTACCTGTGTAATAAATTCCAGAGTCTCTTCCAATAGTTTAATCAGTTCCTGCATACCATTTAGATTAACTCTGTTGGCATTCACTGCATTACGTAATGGTTTCTTAAGAAGATTCACTGGCCCATTTACAGCTAGGGTTTGGTGAATATTATCTAGGTAGGGAAGGGTGGAATAAGGGTTTGCGTTGTCGTTTTTTAAAGCCATGTTGCTTTCCTAAGCTGGGGAGTCGGGCAAGCCCGTGGGGGGTGTTGGGCAGGGGAGTGCGGGTAGCTTCTCGATATTGAGGAGAACCAACAGACCACTGTTCCATAAACTTAATATTTGTAGTACTTAATTTCTGCTGTAAACGAACATCTTCATTTATAGCGATATGTTCTTTCCACGGTCTTACTGCACCACCTAATGAATCTATTCTATCGTCATGAACAAGAGCATTTCTGTCTCTAGTTATCTTAGATAGCTGATGGTGTAGCGTATATGTGGATCTCATATCTATAGGATATTTTTGTACTTGTTCAATATCCTTATGCCAGACCTCTGTGTTGATTATTAACCTGTGTCTGGCTATTACAGGTTCAAGGGTCTCAATAATCCTTAATTCTTTCTGTCCTGTTTCCCAAATATCTTCAATTTGAGGAGATCCTGAGTGACCAGCATCTTGATAGGTCTTTAATAAGACAGGTCTCCACATTTGGGCAAACATTCCCTTACCAAAATTCTCCTCCACCTCTATTTTGTTCACGAGGTGCTTTATGGAGAGTTCGGACAGTTCTTGAAACACTTCCTGACTGAATCCACCGGGGAGAGCTAACTGTTCTTGTAGGAAAATGTATCCATGCAAAAAGTACGTTACAGATGCTACGGTTTCGTCTCCATTCTGCCCACCACCTGCGGGATCGACATAAATCATGCGCCCTTCGTATGGATATAGCTCTGGAGAACACGCATAAGGACTGTATAGATCGAATTTCTGGGGTAAACCGTAAATAGTTATTATCTTTGCTGTGTCGGGAAGCCATTCTATTTTTCCCGGTGCATAATCTAACGATAGCTCCATATTCACCAAGTTTTTTGATTTCAAAGGATAACGATCCTTGTCCATCAGCCTTGTATTGAGCATATGCTGTAATTGGAAATATGCTGGCCCCTGATCTATCTCCTTTTTGGTTAAAGCTGCCTCTGGTAGCAAAACTGGATCCGTTGGCTGTCCTTGATCTCCTAATGGCCCTCCTCCTAACTGCAGGGAAGGATTTTCCTTCAATCTCTTCAATATAAGTGGAGATAAATGATCACCATAATTAAGTAGCTGTTCTTGTGTCGGATATCGACCTGGCCAAATTCTTAATGTGTATCCACGACCCGGTAAAGCGTTATATATTGATTCTGTTGTTTGGGGAGTACCCAAATAAGCGATTCTTCCGTTCTGACAGATAGAAGTGAAATCTTTACTCTTTTCTTGAAGTTGAGCACGTTGAATCTCTGTAAGACCATTCTTAGTCGATTCAATATCGTCAGATATTAATAAATCTGCCCTTCTACCCTGCATATTGGCTGTTATACCAATACAGGCAATTGAGGGGCTTTTTTCTGCTCCTTTAAGCTGCCAATGAATATCAAAGGCTTTTGCTGAAGCTCTATCACCATGTTGTCGATCAGGACGGATACATTCCAAAATATCCCAATTCATAATGATTTGAATGATCCAATTCGCTATTTCTTGGGCAACATCAGCCCCAGCACTTAATACCAAGATCCTGTACTTAGGATCATGGATTAAGCACCAAACAGAGAAGATAGCGACTATTGAAGATTTAGCTTGGGATCTTTGAGCCTGTATCATTAAATACTGTGGCCCATATTGTAGAAAATTCCCCATATCGACTTGAATGTCGGTACAGGTAAATCCCATCAGATCTTCCATACAATCAATTAGAAATGGCTGAAAATCTGAATATTCAGTCTGTAATTTTTCTAAATTGTCCCATCTAGTGAGAGCTTCTGTTTTTAAGGCTGTACTCATACAGGTAAGGGAACAATAGCTGGTTGCTCTGCTAGATTACTGAT